TGTGTAAAACAATACTATGGTTATAGTAATGAGAAAGCATCTCAAGCACTGAAAATCTTATCAAAACAACAACTCGATTACATTAAACAACGACTTGAAACTGGAGGATCGCAATGACTGTTACTACAGCAGAACCTACTATACAATGGTCTCAAGACCAAATGGTAGAAGTGCTTTTAAATGAACCAGATGATTTTTTAAAGGTAAGAGAAACACTCACAAGAATTGGAGTGGCATCTAGGAAAGAGAAGAAGTTATATCAGTCCTGCCACATTCTTCATAAGCAGGGAAGATATTTTATAGTTCACTTCAAAGAATTATTTGCCCTTGATGGGAAACACGCTAACCTTACTGTTAACGATGTTCAGCGTAGGAATCGTATTACTCGTCTTCTTGCTGATTGGGGTCTCATATCTGTGGTAAAACCAGAATCAGTTTCAGATATTGCTCCACTCAATCAAATCAAAGTGTTAGCATATAAGGATAAGGGTGACTGGATTCTAGAACAAAAGTATAATATAGGTAAGAAAGGAAAAACTCAGGAAGAATGAATGGTCGTTTAGACAAAGTGGAAATGGTGGCTAAAGTCACTAGAATGAAAAATGGAGTAGACAGTAAAGCATGGTATCCTGAGTGGGATAACCGTCAAAGAGGTGCTGCTTCCCGTATACTTACTAATGTGTTAGAACAATTAGATGAGTATTGGATGTAGTAACCGAACCTATTTTTACAAAGTGGTGTTATAATTAATAGTGTACGCCGTAAGGGTACACAATTCACACTCGCTTTTAAAGGAGAACCATGAACAACTTAGCAAGATACCACGCTGCAAATCTTCCAGACTTATTAGATAAGATATCTAAAAATAGTCTAGGTATGGATGAATACCTACGTCGTTTCTTTGATGAAGGAACAACCGCATCTAATTATCCACCTTACAATATCGTTCATGTAAACAACGTAGAATCTAAACTAGAGATTGCTCTTGCTGGATTCAAGAAGAAAGAAGTTAAAGTTTACACAGAATATGGTAAGTTGGTTGTTGAAGGTAATAAAGAAGAAAAAGAGGATGCTGATTACGCACATCAAGGTCTTGCTCAAAGATCTTTTAGCAGAGCATTCCACGTTTCTGACGATACTGAAGTTAGAGATGTAAAATTTGAGGATGGATTACTTACAATTACAGTAGGTAAAATTGTCCCAGAACATCATGCTCGTAAGGATTGGTTATAAATATAATTGAGTTCGAGATGGATCAGCACCCTTTACAGGGTGCTTTTTTATTGCTATAATAATCGGAGGTAAGAATGTGTTATGGCTATTAAATTAATACTACTGAAATCAGGTGAAGATGTCATTGCTGACGTTACTGAAATGGTAGTGGGTGAGGAAGAAGAACGAAGGGTAATAGGATATTATCTTGAAAAACCTTGCATTGTAAAAATGCAAAACCCTCAACTTCAAAAGGAAGAAGGTCCGAAGAAACAATCTGGTTTTCAGGTTTCATTATTTCCTTGGATGCCTTTATCAAAAGATCAAAAAATTCCTGTCACTGCTGACTGGGTTATAACCATTGTTGAACCAGTAACAAAGTTGACAGAAATGTATGTTGAGGATATTGTTAACTATAAGAAAGACAAACCTGAAGAGGGAAGACTAGTGGGACACGGTAAATGACATCAATGACAACAAACATAGTAAAACTATTAATCTTATCAAATGGTGAGAGATTAATTTCACAACTTATAGAAGTCGCTCCTATTGATATAGGAGATCCTAATTGTAAATTAGTAGAACCATTCCTTGTAAATGAGGATGGCACACTAACACCTTGGTTAGTTTCTATTACAAATGATAACGAGTTCATGATGTCTTCTGATAAGATATTGACACTTGTTGAACCTAAACCAACCCTACTTGAGAAATATCAAAATCTCCTTAAATAATGAAATTCTACACCAACGTTCAACTAATCGGAAATCAGTTTCTGGTTCGTGGAGTTGAGAATGGTAGAAGGTATGAACATCGTGATGAGTTCTTTCCGACTCTATTTGTCAAATCTAAAAAAAATACTAAATATAAAACATTAAATGGACAAGCAGTTGAAGAAATTAATCCAGGTACGGTACGAGATTGCCGTGAGTTCTATAAAAAATATGACGGAGTTGAGAACTTTGAGATATATGGCAATGACAGATACATATATCAATATATCTCAGAGAAGTATCCTGAAGATGAGATCAAGTTTGACATCAGCAAGATTAAACTTGTTACTCTGGATATTGAGGTTGCGTCTGAGCAAGGGTTCCCTGATGTTGAATCGTGCGTCGAAGAGATTCTGGCAATCACAATACAAGACTATACTACTAAGCAGATCGTTACTTGGGGAGTTAAACCCTTTAAGAATAATAGGAAGGATGTAACATATTATCATTGCCCCACTGAATATGAATTATTAAGTAATTTTATTAATTATTGGATGCAAGATGTTCCAGATGTAATTACTGGATGGAACATACAACTATATGATATACCTTACATATGCAAACGTTTGAGAAGAGTGCATGGTGAGAAGTTGATGAAGAGGATGTCACCTTGGGGATTATGTAGTGAGGGTGAAGTTCATATCATGGGACGTACTCATACTACATTTGATGTTGGTGGCGTTTGTCAATTAGATTATCTTGATCTTTATAAGAAGTTTACTTATAAGGCACAAGAATCATATCGGTTGGATTATATTGCCAGCGTAGAACTAGGTCAAAAGAAGTTAGACCATAGTGAGTTTGACACCTTTAAGGATTTCTACACAAAAGGTTGGCAGAAGTTTATTGAATATAATATAGTGGACGTTGAACTTGTTGACCGTTTGGAAGACAAGATGAAACTCATTGAACTTGCTCTCACTATGGCATATGATGCTAAAGTGAACTACAATGATGTTTTCTATCAAGTAAGGATGTGGGACAACATCATTTATAATTACTTGAAGAAAAGGGATATTGTCATTCCCCCAAAAAATAAATCAACAAAATCAGAAAAATACGCAGGTGCTTATGTCAAGGAACCGAAACCAGGACGCTATGATTGGGTGGTCTCTTTTGACCTTAACTCTCTTTATCCTCATCTCATCATGCAGTATAATATTTCGCCAGAAACCCTCTGTGAAGCAAGGCATCCAACCGTTACAGTTACTAGACTCCTCGAAGAGCAGGAGGTAATTGATGGTGAGTATGCTGTGTGTGCAAATGGGGCACAGTATAGAAAGGATGTAAGAGGATTTCTTCCAGAGTTGATGGATAAGATGTATGGGGATCGTGTGGTCTTCAAAAAGAAGATGATACAAGCAAAGAAAGATTATGAAAAGGCACCATCAAAGGCACTTGAAAAAGAAATCGCAAGATGTAATAACATCCAGATGGCAAAGAAGATATCGCTTAACAGTGCTTATGGTGCTATTGGCAATCAGTATTTTCGATATTACAAATTGGCTAACGCTGAAGCCATTACCCTGAGTGGTCAAGTATCTATCCGTTGGATAGAGAACAAGATGAACCAGAAGATGAACAAGATTTTGAAAACGGAGGATGTTGATTATGTTATTGCTTCAGATACTGATAGTATTTACTTGCATTTGGGTCCTTTGGTTGACCGTGTATACGAGGGCAGAAAGAAAACTAATAAGGGCGTTGTTGGGTTCCTTAACAAGGTGTGTGAAACTGAATTTGAACCTTTTATTGAAAGTTCTTACCAAAAACTGGCATCCTACGTAAATGCATATGATCAGAAGATGATCATGAAGAGAGAGAACATTGCTGACCGTGGTATCTGGACTGCCAAGAAAAGATATATTCTAAACGTATGGGATAGCGAGGGTGTTCGATATGAAGAACCAAAACTCAAGATGATGGGTATTGAGGCAGTTAAGTCTTCTACACCAGCACCTTGCAGAGCAATGATTAAGGATGCACTCAAACTTATGATGAATGCGACTGAAGATGATGTTCAAAGGTTTATTGAAGATTCGAGGAAGAAGTTTAAAAAACTTCCACCAGAAGAAATTGCATTCCCTCGCACAGCATCTAATGTTGACAAATACAAAGCACATTCTACAATATATGCAAAAGGAACTCCTATACATATACGTGGTGCCTTATTGTATAACCACTATGTCAAAAAACATAAGTTAGATAATAAGTACTCTCTCATCCAAAATGGAGAAAAGGTTAAGTTCTGCTATTTGAAGAAACCAAATATTATTCGTGAGAATATTATTTCATTCATACAGGATTTCCCTCATGAGATTGGTCTTGACAAGTATGTTGATTATGACCTACAATTTGAGAAGTCTTTCGTAGAACCACTCAAGATTATTCTTGATTCTATTGGTTGGAGTGTAGAGAAAACCGTAACACTAGAGGCATTTTTTACCTAAATGGACTTACCTATTAACGATAAAGATTTAGCAACAATAGTTAATGCACTTGCACTTGGCGGTGATGCTAGACTTTATCATCTTTTAAAAGAAGTAAAGGAGGTTAGAGAACTCAATGAGACCTATACAGGAAAAAATTAAAGCTGCCGAACAGCGAATCAAAGAACTTGAACTTTTAATTAGTTATTGGAAAAAACAAAATGGACTTTCTTAAAGAAATAGTAAAAGAGATAGGAGATGACTACACCCAACTCGCAAGAGACATCGACGGAGAAGAACGATATATTGACACGGGTTCGTACATCTTTAACGGACTGGTTTCAGGTAGTATATTTGGTGGTGTATCTAGCAACAAGATTACTGCTATTGCTGGTGAAAGTAGCACAGGAAAAACTTTCTTCTCCCTCGCAGTTGTCAAGAACTTTTTGGACTCTAATCCTGACGGTTACTGTCTTTATTTCGATACTGAAGCTGCCGTCAATAAACCATTACTCGAATC